AATTTCTGCACACTGAATATCATCAGATTCAAGAAGTTGTGTCAAACGATCATAATCCATTTTTAATCCTTTAAAGACTTACGAAGCTCTGCACCTTCAAAGTTATCCATAGAAGCATATTGCTTCAATACTTGATTCTCTGGATCAAGTCGTTTGATCTCTCGAGCAAACTTCTCGATCATATCATAGTCCATTTGGGTTTTAATATTTTTACCCATCAGTCTTAGATCCAATCACACCAAACACAATTTGTGCAACCAAGGCAACGTAAGGTACAAAGACCAAGAGAAGCCACCACGTATTCAAACCGGCATCACGTAGGCGGCGAACAGTAGTTGCAAGCATGACCCAAAGCGATGCCACTAAAATACCCAAAGCAGCAAGTAAAGCAATTGCAGAACCACCTTCAACCAGTACTAGACCAATGATAAGCAGGGCAATTGAAATGATAAGAACTGCCCAGTATTCTTGACGTTTGGCTGTTCCACTAAAGTTGAAGTATTGTTGCATAATAATATCCTTTTTTGGTACTCCCGGCCGGACTCGAACCGGCACGCCCGAAGGCAACAGATTTTAAGTCTGGTGCGTCTACCTATTCCGCCACGGGAGCTTCATTCGCCTCTTTCAAGAGGTATTCAATTTGTTTCTTTTGAAGGTCGTCATTGACCTTTTCACGAGCAGAAAGACTAGCATGAGAACCTGCAAGCCGAAAAACTGTTTCTTCAAGTTTATTGACTTGACGCTCTAGAACATTTAGTTCACCATTAGTGGTTTCGAGTTCACTACCGAACCCCACTCCAAGGATAAAAATAAATGCGAAAGTAATTGGTTCCATGCTTATCTCCTGTTTTTTGGCGACCCCGGAAGGACTCGAACCCTCAACCTAGTGCTTAGAAGGCACTTGCTCTGTCCAGTTGAGCTACGGAGTCATTATACTTATTTTACAAAATCTATCTTATACTGTTTACCGTCCATTGTAAACACAATAGTTGAATGGGAGTAAACATTTTTTGGTTTTTCTTGATATGTTACTTCGTCGGTGCAAGATTTCTCTTTACGGTAACCAATGATTACGTTTTCCGTACGAGGCTTGCTACCTTTATCTGCACCAATAATACCACCCATAATAGCGCCTGCAGCAGCACCATTATCCTTACCAGTAATAGCTTTACCAGCTGCACCGCCAATGATCATACCAAGGAGGGCACTACCAGCTGCATTGTTACCGCCAACTTGACGCTGTTCATATACGGGAACATCAATCAATTCACAACGACGATCGACTACCTCAACAGTGTCATAGATCGTAGTGTAGTGATCTCGTACATTACCTTGTACTCGTTCACCAGCCGTAGCGACTGTTGTACTCATCAGCGTTAGGATAGTAGGAATAAGTAAGGTCTTCTTCATGGGGCATTTCCAATCCAGTTTCAGGGTCGCACATTTCGCACGATTCAAAGTATTCATTCCAAAAGCTATTTACCATTTCTTCGTGGGTAAGATCTTCAATACCCTTAAAATTGGCCATAGCATATTGTACGATTTCTCCCGCGTAATGTTGTTCCATTTCTGTCATGGCAGCTTCCATTGTACATTTTCTGCGAGCGCGTACTCGACCGCGTGAAGATAGTCACGATCTTCATCGCTCAGACGAGACCAGAACTTACGCACGGAATAATAAAGTTCCATCACTGCCAGAGTTTCGGTAAGATGGGCATTGGCTTCCATTTCACGCTGGAGACGATCCATACGCTGTTTGATCTTGTCGTCGATGTTCATGATTATCTCCTTTTGATAAAAGTACTATAAGATATAGCACACAGGATGTAAACCCCTAAGGCGTAATAATTTCAACATTTTCAGAAATATCAAACTTGATGTGATCGTTTTTGTGATGGATCTTAAACTGCACATCAGGAAATTCTTCAAACATCTTAGTCCAGATAGGACGCCAATTGTTCATAAGACGGTAGCTATTTGCTTCACTACGATCTGAGTTTAAAAACAAATCTGTGTAGCTACGTAGATCTGCACTAAACATAGAATCAAACCCGTACAAGTGAATTACGTCTGCTTTTAATTTAAAAGCTGAATAATGCACTGCCAGATGCCCACAGTTAAAATCAGTATAACCGTTAACGTATTCTGGTAGCTCGGTGTAAATATCTCGAATCTGACCTGCCCACTGCAATCTTAGCAGAGGAAACTTTTCTAAATATCTTTTTGGACGAAATCCAAGAATCCAGTTACCTGGTACTATTACGCTACCTTCATGCATTGCTTTCATCATTTTAAAGTCTACGATACAGGTTGCGTATACGTCTTGTACTTCAAATGGAGGAAGGTTGCATGTAATTTTCAAACCTGGTGCTGGCTTATATAAAGAGGCGTTATTGCCATTGCCAATCACGTGTACAACTTTAGCCATTCATTAACTTCCTAATATGATCTTTACCCTTTGGTCCTGTCCAATGATACACAAGCGGATCTTTTGGAACTGTTTTATCTATATGTTGAATACGGAGCACATTATAGCGGTTCGGAAGATCTTCGATGTACTGCAGACGTTTTAGTCCTGGATTAACCATTTCATGTAATACTTCTTGATCACCCCGGAGATTTGTCATAAGACATTCTACTCGCCACCATTTTAAAATACCAGGTTTACCCTCAAATGCTACCACACCGCTATTGTGCCATGTTTCTCTTTTACGGGTAGTCCAAGGGTAATCTATAACCATGGATAATTTTTCGGGCTTAACGTAATCAAACACACCAGAAAGATCACCAAGCACTTCGCAATCAGTATCTAACCAGCACACTTGATCAGCATATGCAGTAGCTTTTTCCATGGCAATTGGTTTATTGAACCAACCATTCAATGGTGTACGAATACTTTTTCGGATTTCAGGATACCAACTACCTTCCATACCAAAATCAAAGATCATCAGATCGTGATCGTTATGCTTACGAAAGTTTTCTACAAACCAAGGTAGCATCCATTCCGAAGAAGCATCGCAGCCAGTGATAAACAGTTTACGCATAATATCCTTTATACCATTTTACAAAGGCTTGTACGCCTTCTTCGATACTTACCTTCGGTTTATAACCAAGTTTTGAAATCTTAGAAATATTAGCCCATGTAATATTTGCATCGGATGGATGCGGAGGTGCATACTCGATGATGGGCTTTTTGCCAACTTGCTCTGCAATATAATCTACAAATGCCATAAGCTTAACTGCACGACCACTGCCAAGACAATAGATTTCACGTCCAGCCATGTTTTGTGCAGCAATATAGATGCCTTCAACGATATCAGATACGTGAGTAAAGTCACGAATCATGGCGCCGCTGTTAAATACGGTAATAGGCTTTTCTTCTAAAATGTTTTTTGTGAATGTGAATAGTGCCATATCGGGACGACCATAATCACCATACACAGTGAAGAATCGTAAGCCGGTAGCATTTTCGATCTTCGAACATTCAAACTGATATTCGTTTGTCAGCTTACTATATCCATATGGACTAATCTGCTTATCTGCAATGCAATCTTCTACCCACGGTAAACCACACCCAGCCATTACAGCAGATGTGGATGCATAAATTACATTGTCGATACCTAAAGTTTCACAAGAGTTAATCAAACATTGTGTGCCATGAATATTGTTATCAATGTAATCAAATGGATTCTCTAGCGAGTGACGAATGCCAGCATGAGCAGCAAGATGAATAACTAAATCAGGCTTTGCTTCCCTCATATAGTTAGTCATATCCTTTGAACGAATATCCATACGACCGATATTAATGCCTTCATCCCAAAGCAATGCTGCACGATATTCTTTTAAGTCCGGATCGTAATACTCGTTAAAGTTATCTACGCCCCAGACTTCCCATCCTGCATTATGGAATTTTAAAGCGGTGTGATAGCCGATAAAACCGGCTATCCCTGTAATGAATACACTATTCATCATACGTTCCTTAGAATAATGTCAGCAATATCCGTAGCCTCATCGAATCCTTTACGAAAGCGATTGCCAGGTGCACAATAGTCAAAAAAGTATTTGATGTTCTGAATTGTACCATGTTTGCGATGATCTTCCATTTGGAAGTCTTTTACATACTCTTCCCACTGACTACGCAAGTTTAGGATTTCGAATACGGACATTTTATCCGACGACATATTCGTATACCTCTTTCCAGTTACGTACAACATGACATGGTCCTTGATAGTCCATGTTAAATCCATGTTCCATGATAATACTATCTAGACCCATTTCGTAGCCAAGATCTGCATTCTCGACCTTATCTTCAATCCATACATCATATGAATTACGATATGGTTCCAGTGCTTCATGTTTATCAGCACCGGTATCAAGGAACACAAACTTCTCAAACACCGACGAACCAAACAGTTTGTTTAGGTTCTGGATCCGAAGATCCTGAGCAGTAGGCTCTAGCGAAAGGGAAGTGATAACGTGGAAAACAGCTCCATGCTTACGATGAAGCTTATCAACATAATGCATAGCATCACGGAGAGGGGGTAAAAAACCGATTGCCGAACTCTCGTTAAAAAACTTAACGAGTCGTTTTTTTTCTTCAGTGGGGATCCCATATCGATCTCCTACGTCATAATATTTGCTAGCATCTTGTACTTCGCCATACCCATGGCGTTGCATCCACGTATTGAATGCGTATTCCCAGTTCAGTAGTACGCCATCACAGTCAGTCAAAATTCTCATCATATTCTCCTTTGTATACGTATGATTGTACCTCAATTTGGTATTGTTGTAAATACCTTCTACCAGACTTCCGGATATTTTTTCCAGTGTACCAGTACAGCCAACTATGTAAGCAATGATCTTTATCCCAGAAAATAAGGAAGTCGATTAGCCATATGAGGTGGGGTTTGTTCTGTCTCTTCCATCCATAGTTCCTGGCGGAGAACGTTTGGTTAGATCTGCCGCCAAGAACTACGTTGAGTAATACTGATAAGGCAATGCCTACACGCTCAAGATATCTAAGCGTCCGTATCCTCAGCCATTTCATCCATCTCATCAACGATAACCCACTCGAGCTTAGTACCTTTATATTTGTGAATATTCTTTGAATTTTCTGTATCACGAATCTTAAAGTCCTTACCAAGCGAGCGAATTTTATTACGACCATTCTTTTTATTACGAGGGTCAAAACGTGTATATTTGGCCATTCTACCTTTCCTTATTTGATGCCCAACATTTCTTTTGTCATAATGTAGTCACGTACAAAATCTGAACGCACAATGTCCTTCCAAGTAAATTCTATAACGTCGAATTGATTTAATTGTACCACGATATTCATGAACTGTAAAATACCTTTTCGATCATTATCCTTTTGGAAGTCAGATTGATAGTAGTCACCACACATAATAAATCGACACTGATGGCCAACACGTGTAATAACGGAATCGAGTTCATGGAAGTTTAAGTTTTGCATTTCATCGACAAGGATGATTGCATTGTTGAATGTCGTACCACGGATAAACGAGGTAGACTCAAAGCGTAGCTTCTTAGCAGCTACAAGCTTGTTCCACGCTTCACCATCACCAAGGATCTCTTTCAATAGACCAATGTATGGTGCAGCGTATGCTTGCTTCTTTTCTTCTTCATCGCCAGGAAGAAAGCCGATATCGCGCGTGGGCACGATCGAGCGCACGATCACGAGCTCGTCATATTCAGACTCACGATCAAGCACGAGTTCCAAAGCAAGACGTAGTCCTAAGAACGTTTTACCAGTACCAGCAGAGCCAGATAGTACAAGATTGTAGCCATCTTTCCAGGCTTCTCTTGCATTCATCTGATTTTGAGTTTTTGATTCGAAGTGTTGAAGATTTTCTAACTTAATACTATTAGAGGTGTAAGACCTAGACATTAATCGTGTTACCTTTACCCGAACCTTTTTTGATTTTATTTTTTAGCAGATCCTTGAACCCGTCTGGTACTTTTAGATCGTTGTTGCCCATTCGGCTGCTTACGATCTTTGGTGCTTTCAGTACGTGCTTTACGTCGGGTTGTTCGTTTAGGATTGTCTGTAGTTCGTCCCAAGAGCATGTCACGTCGTAGTGCTCGTCGGTCTTCAGATCCTTCAGAGTGTATACTGGCATATGTGTGTTTCCATTTAGACCATTGTTCATTCACGTTATACATGTGCATGTTGTTCCATTGCTTTGATAGAGTGGACCAACATTGTATATATCGTTTGCCATTTTCGGTTTCCACCAATCGTAGGTGTGTACCCTTTTCGCCAAACTTAATCTCTTCGAGGGTCTTAAAGCTGGCTTGCGAGAAAAGTAGATCCTGGTCTCCAGCTGTCGCACGCTTTCGCTTGGATGTACTTCTCGATCGCTTCGTCTTGTTCTCTGACGTAGGCGTAGATTTCGTCTTCGAGCGCATGTGCTTCTATCTCCCAAGGTCTGTCGTCGTAGTCCACTTCTGTAGAAGTGTAGTGCTCGCTTCCAAATCCGATTCTGTAAGGACCAGCCAAGTGACGCATACGACGAGTAGCAAACTGGCACACATGAATGAGTTCATGACATAATACCTTTATTAGTTGACCAAATGATTGTACACCAGAATAGTTCAAACGTACATCAAAAAGTTTAGGGGAACGCGAATCATCATCAACACACATATCACCCCAGATCTGTCGTTCTTTGTACAGATCTTTTTCGATCGTAATAGTAACCTCCAGCGTATTCTTCATACGCTTGGATACCAAACAATCCACAGCGTGACTAGCAGCACTGTGGATCATATCCTCTTGTAGTTTGGATAGTTTATATCCACGGAAATCAAGATACATTTTCCTCCTCATAACAGCTTATATCTGCTTCAAGTTTATCATTTCCATAACTAAGAGAATGATACTCAATCGGTTCCCAAGGTAATTGACCTTTATGTATTGCTTCACCTGGAGTTTCTATAGAAGGGGAATATAATTGAACCTCGTATCCATAATCGAAGTCGTCGTCTTTGTTATAATAAGTGACATATCTGCAAGCTTCACCACCCACATAATCCACTTCACTTATTTCAATTCCAAGACTCATTTGCTTATTATTTACTCCAATTGCGGATACGTTCGTTGGCTTTCTCTTGTTCCCATTCGGCAAATTTATAATCAAGCAACATCTTTATACAACCTCCTTATAAAGCTTGTAGATTTTTTGGCGGTCTTCGTAGCCAAGACCACGGTCCCAAAGGAAGTAATCAAAGTCTTGGTCATATGTGTTGTGACCAACATCATAACCTTCGCCGATCAGCAGGTGACGAAGAGCATCGTACCATGTGCACGAGACGAGATCCATAATATCACGAATCTCCGCACGGAACTCGTTAAGAGCTTCTGCTTCTGCTTTTTCCTGAGCAGCCATAGAACGGTTCATCTCGTCGATAAGGTAATCCCAAATACTCTGCTTTTGATCATCAGTGGAAGTTTCCCATCCGCGTAGCCACGCAGCGTCAGGACGGAAACCAAAAGCGTCTTTGTGCAAGTCAGAGATAATGTTTTCGTTGAAGGTATAAGCCATGAGGTATCTCCTTGTTGATACTACTAATATAAGCTATTTCAAATCAAATGTAAACCCCCCTGACCTAACTTTTTCAATCTTTTTTCAATGGATGTTACAAAATCTTCTGGGTTAGTGAAGTAACTACCTAGTGAAGAATTTGAGGTTATGTCAAGGTTAAGATCTCTATGAAAATATCCTCTTAAAATATCTACAGAAGGCTCGGGATTTTCGTAAAATATAGTGGTTACATAATGAGGATATTGGCTATAAACATTATCGATCAAATAGTTTCCGTAAATCATATTATCAATACGTTCAGTGAAAAATGGTATGCTGTCGATAAGGGATTCTTCAAATTTTATCAGTTGACTAGTCGACGACCAGCCTTTATAGCTACTGGTGTCTTTACCACCAAACCCTTTAGCAAACTTGATATAGCTTGCGATTTGGTGCAAAAGGCTTTTCCTTCTTATTAGGATAAGACCAGCGTTGTTTTGTTCGCAGATTTCTTTCACTTGATGGGTTTGATTAAAGATAATCTTAAATCCATCGTACTGGCTAAATAGTTCAGAGCTATATGCAATATGATCATAAGGATTATTTGATTGGTGTCTTGATCCCATCCAATAAGGTTCGGTTAAACATACATTTAACCCCGCCTTAGCAAGAGAATGGACCACTGCATGTGATCCACTCCTAGCCATAGATAGTATAACAAATTTTTTCATGCTACTTTTTGAAACCATTCTGGAATATCCCGCTTAGTCCAATCCATAGAGAAGCGATCTTGTTTGGTCTGATAGAATGAACGATATGAACCAACAGGATCTGACTCGTTAATGCATTCTGGTGCAGCACCCATTGCAAGCTTAAATGGTGTAAGCGGACCAACAGGAATATTACGTGGAGGCGACTTAAGGATCTCGCCAAGATCGTCGAACGATTTGTGCGTCTTACCATAACGGTATATAAACTCGTTATGCAGAGCTACAAAGTGTACGTAGTGCCAGTTGTAGTTGTTATTGGATTCCATAGTCCATACAGTGCACGGATGGCCAACGTGTACGGCTTTATAGATAACATCGTCGTGATGATCCAATTCCCAATGCTTAACCATAGTCTTACCAGATTTGGATGGAATCTTAGTAAGCTTACCATCGAGCACACGATGTGCAGTCGATAGCATCTGTGCAGACTCTAGTACCATCTTAACGACGTGCTTGTCGCATTGTAGTTGTGCTGCTTTCACTGGATCTTTGTCGAGTATAAAGATGTTCATAGTATATTATCCCGTCCTTGTAATGACAATAATATTGTACCAGAGTAATAAGGGGCTGTAAACCCTTTTTATATATTTTTTACTCTTTTTATCAATTCCTCTGTACCATCCATTCTTTCCAGCTTAAGAGTGTGTTCCCTTTTTACTCTATCCAATTGCGAATCTAAAGCCATACCCAGCGACTTAGCAAGTTCCATTACTCTTACGAATCTTTCTATTCTAACTTTTAGGTCTAACTCTTGACCGTCAGGAAGATTTATTGCCCAAGCATGTATACTTTCCCCATGCCAATCTGTATTTTCTAGCATTTCAGTACCGGCAAGAAGCATTGCAACATGACAACGAATTTTAATGTTGTTAGCATAAGCAGCGGATTTTTTTAACATTTTAAGTGTTTCTTGAAATTCTTCTTCTGTCTCTGTGGGGTAACCTACAATCGTCTGCCATATCATATGAATATTACGCTCTCCGGCAGCCTTAATGCTACTATAAAGTGCACGGTTGTCAAACTTCTTTTTCATGTGCCAGCGTACTTTTTCTGAGCCAGATTCAATTCCAACCCAGATAGACTTACAGCCGCTACTCTTTACATAATCCCAGTCCTCTTCTAACATACCGCTTCTGAAAATAAACTGTCCCATCCACTGTATAGGAAGATTATGCTCGGTCATAATTCTACAGAATTTTCTGAATTCTTTCAGTGATCCATTAACTAAGCTATCACTAAAGTAAAATAGATCAACACCATGTTTTTTATACTGGTAGATCATTTCTTCGGCAACTTCTTCACCTGGTCTAAATTTATATTTGTTCCAAACTTGACCAATACCACAGAATGTGCATTTTCTAACACATCCTCTAGATCCTGTAATTGTAACCATATTACCTTTATAGCTACTAAGATCGAAATCACTATAATCAGGATATGGCAATCCGGCTAAATCTTGCATTTGTGCAAAGTTGTACGATTTACCATTTAATAAAGCAGGGAAAGCTCTATCGCCTTCACCGATTATATAATGATCAACTAAACCCATTTCAACCATTTTATCGGCAAAGTTACCCTTGCTATTATCGTCAAACCCTTCGCCTTTAAGAATACCATTACCACCTAATACAATCTTACTTTTTATACCATATTCCTTTATGGATCTAAGTAACAATTCTGTGGATGCTTGAGAGTTATGCGAAAACAATGATATACCAATCCAATCATATCCTTCAAGCTTTTCGCAATAATCAAAAAAGTATTGCTCATATTCGGGCTTAATAGGGATTGCTCTTTCACACCACAATGTTGCTTCAGTACCAAATTTTTTAATAAAATCATGATTTAAATCGAAACATTTTGATTCGATTCCTTCATTGTTTAGAACACCTTTAATATATGCTATCCCTGGTGCTGGAACGTTTACGTCGTGACTTGGGGCTGAGACTAACGCTACTTTCAAAATATAATCCTCGATTTAATGAAAAAGGGTGGGATTTTACTCCCACCCCGGTATTTATGCCGCCTTTTCTAGTGTTTCTTCGATTTCAGCTATGTGATCGTCTAGGTATGCCTTCTTTGTTAATACCTTGTGCATTCGATCTGTTCTCCCTTGTTTTCTATATCGATCTGCGTACCAGCCAAGTTGTCTTGAATCTTTTTTTAAGCGCTCGATAGTTGCTGAAACCATATTTACTGTTCTCCTAAAAGAAAAGGTGCCTCACCCCAATTGGGATGTGCACCTCTTTGTTATTATTGTTGGTTAGGAATTAAGTGAAGTGTCATAAAAGTCCAGGAAATGCCTCCTCTACAATTTTAACGGTAAGTCCCTTCACTGGCAGCTTTTTATTAATCATAGCGCATACCAGCTCGGCATCTTTGGGATGAATCGATTCGACAATCCCAAGGAAGATCTTCTCACGTTTAACGGCAGGCATACGTGTGCCCGGACCGCCTTTAACGCAATATTTGAAATCTACATTCTTACGAAGAAGTGTTGAAGGTGCATTGTGCTCTTCTGAGGCTGTATAAGGAACCTCACCTTGCGGAAGCAACCACTCGATTTTTGGATCGAGCGCACCTTTAATGATATCTTTGAGTGCCCAAGATTCGTGCTGCTTTAGCACTTCAATCTTTTCTTTGCGTGTCTTTGCTTTTTCAAATTTTTCAAACACTTCATATACATCTAAATTTCTAGCCATCTTAAAAGAATTCCTCTACTACTTCAACTAGCAAGCGACACTGCTTCGAGATAAGATAAGGTAGCACCTTGTTACGAGCAGGCGTCTCATATGATTCAAATTTATTTATGATTTCTTTCTTTACAGAATCAGGACATTCTGACTCTTCTGTAAGAACAATCATCTTTTTGTTACGAAGATAGTTACGATACACTTGTTCGCCAAGTGCATGCGGGTCTTCGATTAGTGCTTCTTTCTTTTTCTTAGACAGTACGTTTTGACGCTTACCTTCGACAAGGAACGTATCATCATCCGAAAGCACGTTTGGTACACCATCGCCAGAACAACCTTTAAGAATGTGTTCCAGCTGATACAAGCGTGGGTTATCATCTTTAACAAACTTCTTAGTGTTTGGCGAGAACTGGTCTACGTTGCCATACTTCTGAAGCTGGATAAAGTCGTGGTCAGCAGAGACAATCATAACCTTTTCATAGTTACCAAACTCTTGTGTCCACTTAGTGATTTCTGCAATGGCATCATCTGCCTCGCAGCCCCACTGATGAATAACTTTCCAAGGCATGTTAGCTTTAATTTCTTCAAGAACCATATTAATGTTCTTGAATGCTACATCCCAATC